AAACAAAGGCTCAACAGTGGCGTATGGTACGATGCGGAAGACCACCCGACCAAAGGCTACGCACACCGGCCAGGATGGCACTGTTGTCACCTTGCATATGCCCCACACTTATCCTACAAAAACCGCGTCTGGTGTATCGTCGAAATCGACAGGTACACTGAACATCTTCGACCCGCCAAACAAGGTGGTCTCTGGTACACAGCAGACCGTCTACGAATCAAAGGGGAACTCCCGGATGTATGCTGAAATAACTGAACAGGTGGCAATGACGGTCCATATGACAAAACTAGAGATGAATTTGTTGACTGAAGCTCTCAAAACTATTTCGACTAATTCGAGTGGGAAAATGTTAGCCGACTACCTATCCAACGAACAGTATGGTGCAATTATTGCTCTATATCGTTCTATCTCAAATACACAATGAGAACAATCTATCTTGCGGGATCAATGGAGAACGTCACAATCGAGGACGCTCGTAAGTGGAGGACAGTAGCATCATGGATGTTCCAAGGACACTGCCATGTACTGGATCCATGCCGTAGGCTACACTCATTCAAGACAAAAGAGTTCAAGAAGATCTTCGAACTGGATCTGCGTGATATTGTTGAGTCAGATGTAATTCTGGTGAACCTGTGTGAACCTAAGCTGGCTAAACACGGTACAGCTATGGAGGTATTCTATGCGAATTATATCCTACGTAAACCGGTGGTGGCTTTTAAGGATGATCCAACTGTGAAGCATCCTTTCTTTGAACAGTTGGTAACAGAATGGCACTCAACCGTGGAGTCTGCAGCTGAATCCTGCATTCTGAACTATCTATGATTGGTGTAGCCGCAATTGTAATTACGTATACCCTTTGGTATATGATTTCTTTTAGGGAGTAAGTATGTCAGATAATGTGTATGCTCTGTTGGACAATCAAAATCGTCCGGTATTGAAGACCCTTGTAGGGGAAACCTTGATTGCTGACCTGCAGGATAATGTAGGATGGAGGGTAGGTGTGTATCATGATAATGAACTCATGGTAACTCTGAGTTCAGCTAAGGATTTAAAAGAATTCCTTGGCGACTTTTATGACACCGAGACCTATAAATACTTGTCTGAACAAGTTGGTAACAAAGATCCAAAGAGTCCTAAGAAGAAAAACATGACAATGAGTGAATCACTTAACCGATCTGCCGAAGAGGAACAAGAATGTGATCAACCTTTTGTTATGCCCGAAAATGAATGGAAGAGTCTACAGGCAATTGATCCAGTTAAGGATGCTATCAATCCAAGTCACTACCAGAATGTAGCTGCAGGTAGGCAGTACATGGAGCTGATGGTTGATATCCTTTCACGCTTCGAAGGTGTTCAAGCTCACCTGATGGGTCAGATCTACAAATACCTTATGCGGGCAGGTCTGAAAGATAACATCGTTCAAGATCTGAACAAAGCAAAGTGGTACCTTGATGCTCTCGTCAAGTATGAAGAGACTGGATATGTGATATGAGGTTACTATACTTCGACATGCGACATAAACAAGTAAGTGTCTATAATGACAGAGAACTAATATCTTGTTTCGAATATGAGGAATTTCCGGACGAAGATGAGATAAAGCTTTTGATGGCTTTTGATCTGAAGCCGGTAGAACCAGAGGCAGCTTAATGCAGTTATTAAAAACAGTGAAACGATTTGTTGCAGGATCTGAGAAGATCTTCGACATTTATTCCTGCACGGTCGATGCCGTTGATGAATATATCAGCGACAGTGGTAGGCAAATGATTGGTCTTGAAATAGAAAATCTGACATACACAGGACTATACAACAACTGGGTGTACGACTACGTATGTTCTAATGAGGGTACTCCCTCGTTTGTTGTGATGTGGAGGTCACCAAAGGGTAAACCAATGGTGGCTTATGTCAGGCAGATCTGGGAAGACCATATCAAGGGTGTATACAACGTTGAAGTGGATGAATCTACAGAAGCATATTCTAATAAAGATGCCCAAGCTTTTGTATACATGTGGGTGAATCATGATGATGACAGAAAATATATTGGGTGTCATACAGGTAAGCCTGATGACGGATATATTGCTTCCGGTGAAGAGTTTCTTGATGCATATAGTAAATGCCCAGATAGCTTTGTCCGAACTATTCTAGCGTATGGGTCAACTCAACAGATGTTAGAACTTGAAACCATCCTGCTACTGCAGTTAGGAACCCGTATGTCTCCGATGTACTACAACCTGAGTAATAACCTCGCAAAATGAAGAACATTGACCAATTGACCTATGGCGAACTCAAGCAGATAGCCGCCATGTTTTCCGCTACACAATCAGTAGCACAACCGCATCCGTTTATCGGGAAGTACGTCATCGCCCGTTGCTACGCGGCCGGCGTCCATGCTGGCATCGTTGTGAGCGTAGACGGTGAAAACGTCATCCTGAAAGACTCGCGCCGCCTGTGGAGTTGGAAAGCGAAGGACGGTATCGCACTTTCCGGTGTCGCTCAGTCTGGCGTGCTGGCCGGGTGCAAGATCGATGTCGTCAATCCTGAAATTGCGCTGACCGGGGTATGTGAATTGATCCCGACAAGCACCGCCGCAATGGAGTCTATTCGTGACTTCAAAAAATAACTTTGTTGACGGTTATGGTACCGGTTCTGGTACCGGTTCTGGTTACGGTGACGGCTACGGTGACGGTGATGGTTACGGTTCCGGTGACGGCTCCGGCGACGGTTCCGGCTCCGGTTACGGCTCCGGCGACGGCTCCGGCTCAGGTTACGGCTCCGGCTCCAGCGATGGCGACGGAAATGGATATGAATAAGCCATGACCACCGACATTCACAGTTGTAGCCTGCACTGCGACCGCCCCGGCTGCATCAAGGCGCAGCGGGACCAGATGCGGGATGAATTTGCACACCCGCAGGTGCCGCTGACACAAGATGAAATCGTGGGGATGGCAGAGAACTATAGGGAGCACAGGTGGCGTTGGTATTTAGTGAATGTGCTGGAGCTAGAACAGTTCGTCCGAGCCATCGAAGCACACTTCGGCATAGGAGAAAAGGAATGACTGAACGCGAGAGATTTGAAGCGTGGTACAAGCACGCGGATTGGGGCAACGAAGATTTTGTGGAGGGTTGTTACCGAGCATGGCAAGCCGCACTCAAAGGAGAGATTGAATGACCTTCTGGACTTATTGGGGAATCACCTATATCGTGGTGCTGTTTGCTGCGCTTTATGCCGGGAGGAATGTATGACTAACATGAACGAAGACGACCCCCGCGCCGGACTATGCAAACTGGTCAACGACACACCACTAATTCAATCCTTGCTCTACAACCTCGACTTGCTGCCAGAGCAAACGATGGGTGACGTAGAACGTTGGCACTACACAGTGTCAGTTGTCGAACACATTGCCCCGGTGCTGGCCGAGTGGGATGCGCTGAAAGCCGCCCTAGCGCAGCAGCGGTCGCCGGTGGCGTGGCTGGTCCAGTACGACGACGAAACTCGAAGCGGCAGTTTTGTCACGATGAGTCTTGACGACGCAGAACTGTATTGCGCAGAATATAAAGAGATCGTGCCCCTCTACACCACACCCACCATCCCCGATGGCTGGATCAGCGTTGAGGATTGGTTGCCGAATCCGGGCGAGGAAAATATTATCTGTTGGTGTGGTTGGCCGATCACTGGCGTTTATCGTCCGAAAGACCCTATACGTGGGGACTATGACTGGTATTCAGAGCCAGTTGGAATGAACCCGATATTCCACGTCACCCACTGGATGCCACTCCCATCGCCACCCGCCGCTGTGAAGGAGCCAAAGACATGAAACTACCTGACTTGCCAGAGTACGCCCGAGGGCCAACTATTGATGGCGTTCGATACAAGCCTCCCAGCTTGAGCACGACGCAACTCCGCGCCATCCAGCGCGAGGCTGCAATCTGGGCACTGGAGGAAGCGGAGAAGGGGTGCATCGAACAGTCTACAGCTGCGTACAAGCGATGGCGTGACGAGAGGGACGTATACGACGACGGTGGCTGTGACATGGCCACCGCATTGGCAGCGGACATCCTAAAACTCAAGGAGAAGATTGAATGATCCGTGGCTACCTACCGTGGTTGCTGTCAGCAATCACCATCTGGATGACTATAATGGCAGGCAACAAGCGCAAATCGGCATGGATCGTTGGGCTTGTGAATCAGGCTCTTTGGTTGGTCTGGATAGTGGCGTCAAATGCGTGGGGACTACTCCCAATGAATGCTGCGTTGTGGTTGGTCGATGAGCGCAACCAGCTGAAATGGAATAAGCCATGAAGCCGCCGCCACTACCCCTGCCAGACTTGAACAACGGCACAGGCTGGGAACGAACAGACGCGCAAGTCATCGCCTACGGCAAAGCTTGCTACCTTGCAGCGCTTGAGGAAGCAGCGAAGGTGTGTGAGGCTCAACAAACACCGGGGACTGGCTCAGTTGCCATATTGAATGGGGCTGCCGACGCCATCCGCGCATTGAAAGGAGAGATTGAATGAAACCAATGACTATCTGTCGGGAGAACCCTGACCTATACAAGCTGACATATCCTCTATATGCCACTCCAAAGCTGGATGGTATTCGATGTGTGATTGTCAATGGGAAACCAATGACGCGTACACTGAAAAATGTACCTAATAAGTTCATCAACGATGTTCTCAGTCATAAGCATCTGGAAGGACTGGATGGTGAATTGATTGTGGGTCCGGCCAATGGCCCGAAGGTGTATCGGGATACCTTTTCTTTTAGCATGTCAGATGATAAGGTAGGAGACTTCCATTACTACATCTTTGATAAATGGAATTCACCTGAACGATATAAGGATAGGGTCTATGAACTGGAAGATTACCTCATCAACCAGTATATGTCGATACTTCCCATTCAAGAGATCAAGAGTGTGGCTGAACTGGCCGATTATGAATCGAGGGTACTTGAATCCGGGTTCGAAGGTCTGATCTTACGATCATACACAGGTGAATATAAGTTTGGTCGCACAACTATGCGTGAACAGAACACCTATAAGCTGAAACGCTTTGTTGATGGTGAAGCAATCATCTATGGATATGAGGAGGAGATGCATAATGGAAATGAGGCAACTACTAACGAATTGGGAAGAACGCAACGGTCCACCCACCAAGCAAACCTTAGAGGCAAGGGAACTCTCGGATCTCTACTCGTATCTGATAAGGAGAGTGGGGTCAGGTTCTCCATTGGCTCGGGATTTGACGCGGAACTACGCCGAATTCTATGGGAAGACCGGGACAAAAACCTGAATGCTATTGTTAAGTACAAACACTTTCCAATCGGTGCTAAGGATAAACCCAGGCACCCTATCTTCCTTGGATTCAGGGATGAGAGGGATATGTGAGTGTATTCTTCTGCTCTGACCTACACTTTGGTCATAAGGGTATTGACAAGTTTAGACCATTCGTTACTTCATCGGACGATAACCAAGATCAAATCATAGCAGACTGGAATGCCTGTATCACAAAAAGAGATACAGTCTATGTATTAGGTGATGCAGCATTTACGACTGATGCATGTGATATCTTTAGAACACTACCCGGTGAGAAGTTCTTAGTAAGAGGAAACCACGATAAGCTTGATACAACATACTACCTGAAGTACTTCAAACAAGTATATGGTATTCTTAAATACAAAGAGTTTTGGTTGAGCCACGCACCTGTTCATCCAAATGAGTTACGTGGTCGAGTTAACCTACATGGGCATGTACATTATAGTACTATTCTTGAAGAGGGATTAGGTGGTTTATCAGATAAAAGATACTTCAACTGCTGTGTAGAAAATCTACGCGAATATGGATCTTCATTGATGAGCCTTGAAATGATCCGTGTGCTGCGGAAACAGCCGGTACCTATTGATAACACGAGGAACCAAGATGAAATCACAGGTTGATTGGGATGACTTCTTTATGGAGATTGCATACACTGT